CATCTATTGTAAATGCCATTATTCTTCAACTCCGTCTGTTTCTACGATAGTGTCCTCTGTTATAATCTCTTCTACGACTTCTTCTGCTACGGGTTCAGGAGCGACCTCCTCAACCACTGGCTCTGGTGCCGGTGGATTGAGTGTGGTCTTTACCTTGTCCAAGAGTTTTGCTTTAGTAGCATACCCTTTGATAGATACTCCTTTCTCTTTTAGCCATCCTGTGATATCCTTCTTAGTCCAACCTTCGTCAGGTAATCCGTCGTTTCCTTCGTCTACTGTGACACCTTCGTCGCCTTCTATGAGTAGATTCTTAGGACCCTTTTGTCTTGCCCAGTGTCTGTATTTGTTCAGCCACTCTTGGGAAACTTCTCTAACTTCGCCACGATGCATTTCTGTGTCGTCTCGCAATTTGAGATAAGGGTTAGAACCTATGTAGGTTATCTTGGGCAAGTTTCCTCACCTCAAGAACAGATTACCCACAAATTCATAGGAACTACTGGTGTACCACCTGCGGTAAATGTTAACGAGTCGTTAGTGTTTGTCTCTGTGCTAATTACTGCACCGACACCTGCTAATCCTCCGTTAGAACCACATATTACTGCGTGTATCTTACTTGCTCCACCGCCAATAGTTGCGACATCACCTGTTGCCATTACTGTAGTTACTTGGAAACATGCTAGTTTAAGTCCCGGTGCCGCTTTTCCATCTGAGTTAGATGCGTTAAAGCCTGTTAGTGAACCCGGATAAGAACCACCTGAGTTTCCATCTAGCCAGTTTGTATCACTACCTAGTGTTCCTGCATATAATTCCAACTCAAATAAGTTTTCGTATACACCTGCGTCTCCTGATTTTTTTGTTAATGTTATTGCTGCCATATTTAATCATCTCCTAATATTTTATTCTCCATGTTATCCTCATTGTAGGTCACGAATAGAACCTTGACCTCCAAAGAAAGTTGTCCATATCTCACCCATGGTTCGGTAAAGACCTTCCTGACCCAATCTGTTGATTGCGAATGGGTCACCAGTCTCGATACCGGACTCAAAGTATTGTGTAGGCTTAGCAGTACTGTAGTATAGGTAGTCAGTATCTAGCATGTAAACTCTGCTAATTCCGTCTGCTTCGACATCCTTGGATGGAATGATAGGTACGCCATTGTAAGTTGCTACAATGAAACCTGCTTCCATACCCGGTACACCTTTAACACCGTTGTAAGTTGGGACTACTCTCTTTTCTTCCATGAATCTTTGTTGGCTTTGTAGTAGTTGTTGAAGTCTCATTAAAGTATCATATCCAGTTAGCATAACCTTTGGATTTCCACCTCTCTGCCAAATCTTTCTGAATAGTTCATCAAAGTGGTCGAGAGATAGAGTTCTGTTGGTAGGGGTACCAGCAACACCGTTAACTGACATCTCAGCGTTAGCCCATGATGCGTTAGCCTCACGGTCTATTGAATAGATATCTAAGTCAGTTGCTGCGCTGAGGTGACCTGTTGCGTCTGCAATTGCACTTGTACTGGTAGTTAGACCACCAGCGTGACCAGCGGTGACACGGTCAAGTGACTCGATATCATTACCTGCTGGGTTGTCAGCGTCTCTAAGTAGCATCTTGTTAATCATCTCTGCGTGGTGCTTGCCCATTTCTTCTTTCAATACTGAGCGAATGTCACCTAGACCGTCATCCTTGTCGTTAAGGAAGATTGCTACTTCAGACATGTCGAATGAGTGAGCAACGGTTTTTGGCTTTGCTGCAACATTTTGGAAAGTTGGCTTTTGAGTTTCAGGTAGAGTACCGTTCTCTGCAATTCCACCGCCAACGGTAGCAGAAGGCTTAGCGGTTACTACACGCCATCCACTTCTGTCCCATGGCTTCTTAGGTAGGATAGAGAAAGCGTTGAACTCTTGGTTCAACTGACTCCATACTTTTCTACCGTAGATTGCTTGGTATGTTCCTGCTGTTGTGCTCAATAGAGGAGCATCTGCTTTCAATAGTTCTGAACCTGTGTAGGAATATCCCATGCTTTGTCCAGCACCGTAGTAGTAGCGCTCCATATCATTTACTGTTCTCATATAATTTCTTGCCATTCATATTCCTCCTTAGTTGGTAAATACACTCCCTGCGAGTCGGTGAACTTCATCCCAACTCATGCTTCCAAGTGCCTCAGTAGATGGGATTTCTACATTAGCCATATCACTGCTCTTACGAATTGTTGATTCTGGGGCAGCGCTTGAAATGTTATCGATTCTGTTGCTCAAGTCAGACAGAGCCTTTTCGATGTTAGCAAGAGGTGTTCTTGCGTCAAAGGAAGCGGCTTCTCTTGCTTGTGCTTCTTGAGTAAGTTCTTTGTTTAGTCTGTCAGCGAATACGCCGCTTAGGTTGTGCTTGAATTGTTCTTCAAGAGCCGCTGCTTTGTAAACTTCGTAGGCTGCTTCTACATCAGTAGGAGAGACTGCACTTGGGTGCAAGTATCCTTTTGCTACTGTTCCACCGCCACCGGAGTTAATTTTACCGACTGCGTTAGTAGAAGGAGAGCCACCTTCTTGGGCTCGACCCTTTACTTGTCCAGCGAAGTAATCAGCACCGTCACCAATTTGTTCTGGTGTGCTACCTAGATTAGCCTTAGAGATTCCATCAAAGTGGTTTCTTGCACCGCTAATGTCGACACCTTGTGATTTCAAGGTGTTTTCCATCCAGTTTAGGTATTCACTAGAAATAACATCGGAGTATTCTCCTTTTGCCATTCCGTCATGTTCGCCTTTGTGGTCAGCGCCGTACATTTTCTCTTCTTCATCTTTATCAGCCATTTCTTTCGCCTCGTCTTTTTCGTCTTTATCGTCTTTTTTGTCTTCCATGTGTTCTTTAAGACCTGCTGGCATTTCGCCCTTCTCCATTGCGTCTAGGCGGCCATTTAGTCTGTCCAACACACTTGACAATTCTGCCATTGCATCTGTTTCTGTCATATCAATATCCTCCTTCAATATACGGAATGTCGCCTCCGGGTTAATACCTTTTTCACAAATGGTGACCTCATGTAGTTCCAGTTTGGAGATTTCTGTATAGTCACCATGTTGTTGGTCACTCTTTCGCATTCTCTTGAATGCTTGTCCTCCAATACTGAAACCTCTAAGGGCTCCTTTGCGAATCTCTTTGGCAACTTCTCTTGCCTTTTCTATGTCATCTCGTAGTTTAATGACTACGAACATACCAGCATCATCGACACCGGATTTCCAAACTCTACCATCAGAGTCAGTGTAAGATGGAATAACACTTCCAACTTGTATGTTTGAGTGAGCAAGTTGTACATTTCGGTAGCCGTCTGCTTTCATGAAGTCGCCAAAAGCATTTTTCAAGGCACCTCTGGTAATCAAATCTCCTTGCTTATCTACCATCTCAACAGATGCGTATCCAGCGATTACCAAGTCATTATCAGCCTTGATTAAATTGATGCTACCATTGTGAGTAACCGGAGAGGTTCTCAGCATCGAACTGGCTGTCATCGTTTCTATAGACGACACTCATACTATTTAACTAAGTACGGAAAACAGCAGAGTCCTCTGTTATTTCCAAAACACCCTTATCTGTAGGCACAGTCATGTGTTTAGGCTTGTCTTTTGCCTCAGTTTCTTCATCTATAGAAGAATCTTCTTCCATATCCCTAACATCATAATCAGGCATTGTCTTCTTGTCATGTAAGTTAGTAGGTCCCATAGGTGATTCTATAGGGGTAGCGTAGTCAATACCTAATCCCTTAGTACCACTACTTGATTGACCTACGGCACCTGCTCCGCTTTTGAGCAACTTTTCTACTAACTGTAAGCCCTTGACAAGCACTTTTTCTTTTTCTTGCTTAGCCCACCATTCAGAATCTTTAATCTTTTTAGGAGGGATGAGAGGCTTCCCTCGACCCTCTGTTTCGTGAACCTCAGCCTTATCCTCTTGTTCTTCGGCAGGTGCGGCTATCTGTACATCGGCCTTGAGTAAAGCACCAGCGACTGGTGCCCAGTAAGGTCTTTGACTTTCAGACATACGAATCAGATAACCATTAGATGCCAACGGGCTGTGCGCTGTCCAAGACTGACCTGACTGTGTACACTTGTATACGACATCACCCTGTGGCATAACTACTCTTATACCGCTACCTGCTCTATAGACTTCACACAGCCACTGCGAATCTTCTGCCTTAGCAAGTAGGCTGAGAGTTTCTTGGCTAACGAGTCCTTCGCCCTCGGCTTCTTCTTCAATTTTAGAACCCGCTACAGTAAACAACTTTTGCCCTTCGGCTGTTTCTGACTCGCCTACATTACTGACATTGACTCTAACATGGTCGCCTTCGTTATACTTTTCATCACTGTCGAAAGCAGCACCGACATCCATGTAAATCTCACCATCAGATTCTACTGCCCTATCACCTAACTCTTCGTCTTTAGTAACTGGGCCAGTACCTAATCGATAGGTGTAAGGGCCGTTGCCTCTTCTTTCTAATACTCTAAGCACAACATCATTGCCCGGACTGAGCAGCACCCACTTAGGATGGCGCAGTTCACCAGCCATGTAGGTTGACTTAGCATCACGAAGTAGCAACTTTTCATTTTCTTTCTGCAAGTCCTCTACTGTGACTTTGAGACCAGCGTCATCTGTAAGTCTGGTATCACTAGCACTCGGAACATGAACATTCTCAACACCTTCCAAGCCACCTCTAAGTATCTTAATTCGGTCATCTATAGGTACATCATGCACTTCTTTGTCGTCATATTTGAGAACATCAAAGATATAGTAGCCCTCTTCGGTCTTAAACACATCTAAATGATAATCGTTATCAGTTACTTTCTTGAAGTTGCTCTTGTCTTCATCTGACAAAGTAAAGTTAGTTGAAGTAACATCATCATCTTCTTTCTTGACAAAGCCTCTTTCGCCTTCTGGCATAACAGATACTATCCAGTCTCCTGTAAAGCCACGCAGATGTTCAAGGTCATCCAATTCAAAAATACGATGCATCGGTTGTAGGATAGGAACACCTTTACCTATCTCTTTACGGATGATGTCAGGATTGGTAAGTGTTGCCAAGTTGACATCTTCTGACTTAGCGAAGGCTCTATTATCTTCTTTCCTACCATGTCTTGACAAAGTAGACTGGTCTTCATCTATATGATATTGTCTCCAATCAGTTCCAAATAATACATCAGTCAAACCTGCTGCCCCCCATATAGCCATTGTCGGTTGAACTAACCTTTCTCGTTTGGGTTCAGGTAGTGGGATTATATCTATCTTCCCGTCTTTACCTATCTTGTAATCAAAGGTAACAGGTACTTTATGACCGTAACTCATCATATATTTGGGAGCATTATAAGTGGAAGGGACTATATTTGTAGCGTTAGGTCCAACTGGCTCTATTGGCCTGACCTCTGACCCGCTTTCAAAACTTTCTACAGAAGAAGGAGCAGCACCGGGCTCAATAAACGGGTCACTATAAATTAGAGAATCTAAGGTTTGTTGCATTCTATAAGATTCATTAACACTTTGAAAATGTCTACCACTAACATAAGAAGGACCATACATTTCAGCATGTCTTTGTTGTATTTTTGCTTTATTCTTAGACATGGCTGAACCTAAAGTAGGTTTAATCATGTTATCTTTGTAGTTGTTATATTGCATAACTGCATTATTTTTAGCAGGGCCAGTAAACGCTTTATCTCTTAATGTCTGTAATCTTGTTAACTCTTCCTTATAATCTGCAAGCATTCTTGCATCAGGATTAACAGAATGATGAATACCCATACCTAGTGCGTCATTTCTACCTTTATTCCCTCTTTTTTCTTTTCCACCACCACCTATTATGTGCGGTAATAATTGTTGTTTAATTTGAGCAGTTATTCTTTTTAGGTCTTTACCTTTATCTTTAAAACCACGAGTTCTTCTCATATCTTCAAGTGTTTTATTAAAATCTATATCTGCCATTTTAAAGTGATGTTTAGCGAAGTTACCAACGGTTTGAATTGGAATCTCCAAATCAAATAATTCATCATCCCTTCCCTGACTAAGCATACCGTCTATGATGGGGTTCACTACATCTTCGAGAAAATGTTTCATGGTTTGTTGAGTGTGGAAGTCCTCTGGATTTAAACCCAAATCTTCTGCTAACTTTGCAGCGTAACGCTCTCGATTTGCGCCACCCCTTAGAAAGTCAACATAACTAAACTTGACATCGCTGTTGTGAGCAAAGTCTTTAGCAGATTCCGCCATAGGATTACTTCGTTGCATCTCTGCATCACTTAATTTGTCAACTGATGCAAGCGAACTCAAGCCGTGTGCTTCTGATGGAGCCTGATGGAAATAATCATTTAGCATTCGAGCAAACTGTCTTAGGTTGCCCTCGATTATGTCTGGAGGTAGACTTCTATCAAATAGTTCTGGAAACTCAGCGGCTTTTCGTTTTGCTAATTGTGCATAGGCTTGGTCATCAGAATTTAACTTGTCCTTCAACATCTGAATATGTGTAGGTACAAAGTTTTGACTTCCAAATTCTTTGGGGTCAATTGTAGGAATCATCGATAACTGTTCTTCCAAATCAATAATTTTGTTTTCAATTATTTGACTAGCATCACCTTCAAAGTCAGGGGCTTGAAATTCTAATTCCTTTATTCTCCTTTCCAATTCCTTTGCTCTTTTTCGGTTTGCAGAAGTCATATGTTCATAATTTTCTGGATTGGTCAACTGAATATAATTATCCTTGCTCATAGGTAAATTTTTTTCAGGAATTCTACCACCTATATCTATGGGTGTACCCGGAAGGCCAGACAAATGCTTATGCATTGCTATAATTGCACCATATAAAGAAGAATCTTTC